ACAACAATGATTGTAACTAGTCTTATTATCATTGAAAAAAATGCTCGTATTGGACAAATCGCATTTTGGCAAGTAGGTGAGGTTGGAGAGCAGTATGATGGTCAGTGGCAAGGTTTAAACACCGCTTACAAACAGTAATCTTTACATTTTCTTAATTAAGAGCTTGGGAAACCAGGCTCTTTTTATTATATTCACATCACATGTATCAAGCTATATTTTACGATAAGGACGAAAAACAATATTATTTGCGTGATGATAGGTGGAGTGGTTTTAAAACTATTCAACACTACCCTACTTATTATGTAGCTGATCCTGATGGTGAATTTGTAACTTTAGAGGGTACATCTGTATCTCCTGTAAAAAAGATGGATGATTGGAGAAGTCCTAAATACTTTGAAAAGGATGTAGACAAGGATACTCGATTATTAGTTGATTATTATTACGAATCAGATGAAACTCCTAAATTCCATAACATTGTATTTTTAGATATTGAGTGCGAAATAGCAGGAGCATTAACCCCAGAAAATATTCGTAACCCTAAAGGTAAAATTACATCAATTGCTCTTTATGATAATAATTCTAAAAAATATTATTGTTTAGTTTTAGATGAAAAACAAATTATGAGTCCTAAGTCTCATGATTTTAAAGAAATTATCCCTTATATTAGTGAAAAAGATCTATTAAATGGATTTTTAGAGTTATGGATTAAATTAGATCCTACAATTTCATCAGGATGGAATAGTGCATTTTTTGATATGCCTTATTTATATTTCCGTATGAAAAACATTTTAGGTGAAGAAACAGCATCTTATCTGTCTCCAATAAACAAAGTTATATATAACGAATATAATAGTGATGATCCGCTAACTATTGGTGGTATTAATCACTTGGACTATATGTTATTGTTTAAAAAGTTTATTACTAAACAAGAACCATCTTATCGTTTGAATGATATTGGTACTAAGTATGTTAAGTTAGGTAAGATTGATTATGAGGGTTCACTTGATAAATTGTTTGTAGATGATGTAGATAAGTTTATTGATTATAACTTACGAGACGTAGAAATTATTGTTGAATTAGAGAAAGCACAAAAATATATTGAGCTAACAGTTAATATTTGTCACTTGTGTCATACTCCATATGATACAATTTATTATTCAACTATTTTGAATGATGGGGCTATTTTAACTTACCTAAAACGTAAAGGCATTGTTTCACCAAACAAACCAACAACTTACAACCCAGGCTTAAGAGATATTAGTGTTAAAAAAGCTAAATTTGAATACGAAAGAGGTAATATCTCAAAAGATGAATATGATGAGATAATTTTATTAGCAGAGTATGCTGGAGGTTACTTAAAAGATCCAGTACCAGGTTTGTATGAGTGGGTTATTGACTTAGATTTTACTTCATTGTATCCTTCAATTATTCGTTCCTTAAATATGGGAATTGAAACATTAGTTGGTAGAGTTGTTCATAGTGGTAAGTTTGACAACCAATGGTCACTAAAGGAATTAAAACAAATGGATCCTGAAAGGGTTGTTGACATTGAAAAGATTAAAAAAGATAGAACAATTTCTTCCTCTAAAATAAAAGTAGGTGACCTAATAGAACTTATTGAGGAAAACGATTTGTATATTTCTGCACCTGGGGTAATGTTCCGTAAAGATAAATTAAGTGTTGTTTGTGAAATCCTAGCTGACTGGTTTGCTAAACGTCAAGAATACAAACGCTTAATGAAAAAAGCATATAAGGTAGATAAAGACCCTGTAATGGGAGCGTTTTATGATAAACGACAACATGCTTATAAAATTAAATTGAATGACGTTTATGGTGTATTTGCTATTAATGGTTGGAGATACACAGATGGTAATAAGTTTATTTCAAAAGCTATTACACTTACAGGACAAAGACTCACTCAGGAATCAATTAAGTTTGTAAACGAGTGGATGAATAAGGAACTAGGTACTGATAATAAAGATTATATTGTTACTTCAGATACTGACTCATTGTTTATTCAAGTTAAAGATTTAATTTTATCTCGTAAACCCGAATTAGCTAATGCTAATCAGGAAACAATTGTAAAAGCAGTATTAGAGGTTGCTACTGAGGTACAAAAGTTAGCAAATGATAACTTACATGTTTTAGTACAAGAGTTATTTAATGTTAAATATCCTAACGAACCACACTATTTTGAGTTAAAACAAGAGGTTGTACTAGATAGAGGTTATTTTGCAGGTAAGAGAAGATACGCCCAACATATTGTTAATAAAGAAGGTGTACCAACAGACGAACTAGATGTTAAAGGATTAGATTTGATGAAATCAAATTTCCCCCCACTATTTAGACAATTTGGAGAACACATCATTAATGAAATTATGTTTGGTAAACCTAAGTCAGATATTGATAAACAAATTCTTGATTTTAGATCATCCGTGAGAACAATTGATTGGAGAAAAATATTAAAACCAACAGGACTAAAAAAAGTAAAAGAATATATAGCTTCAGCTCCTAGATCAGGTGAAATATTTTCTAAGTTAGGTAATAAATGTCCTATTAATACTAAAGCAGCTATTTTCTATAATGATATTTTACGTTTTAAAGGATTAGATAAAAAATATCCAACATTTCAAATAGGAGACAAAATGTATATTGCTTATTTAAAAGATAATCCTTATAGAATTGATGTAGTTGGATTTAATGGATTTAATGACCCTCCAGAAATTATGGAATTTATTGAAAAATATATTGATAGAGATGGTTTATTTGATTCGGTTATGAAAAACAAATTAGAGTCATTATATTCTGATTTAGGATGGGGAGGTGTAGTACTTAACCAAAACGTGCATAAATTTTTTAAATTCTAATATTTATAATAAACAGTTATGATTAATAAAGCAGATTTAGTTTCGATTATTTCAAAGTATTACCTAAATGGACTTATAGAGTCTGTTAAATGGGAAATTGAGGACAAAAACCTTACTATCAAATTTACATCTAATGATAAAACTATGTTAGGTAAAGTTACCTACAAAGGTATTGATTTAGAGGATTCGGTTATTGGTATTAGTAATACAACCCAATTAAATAGATTGATTGCTATTACAAATGGTTATATTGATTTGAGTTATATCAAACAACACAAAATGATTACTAAACTAATCATTTCAGACAATCAATTTACTACAAATTATGCTTTAGCTGATACTATGATTATTCCTAAAGCAGGAGAATATGTTGGTGATGAGCAATACAACATTGAAGCTACGTTAGATAACGAAAGTATAAACGCTATAATCAAAGCAAAATCAGCTCTCGCGGACACTGATACCGTTGTATTTAAACCGTTTATAAACGCAGATAGTGAATTGCAATTAGAAATGTTATTTGGAGGTAATATTGAATACTCAAACAAAGTATCTTTTTACTTACCAGATATTACTACTAATAACTTACCTAATGAATTCAAAGCTCATTACAATTCTAACTTAATTAAAGACATTATGTATTGTAATAAAGATGTAGCTAATTGTGTTATGGGAATTAATTTAGAAGGAATTATGAAACTCGCTTTTGATAACGGAAGTATTAAAAGTGAATATTATGTAATTGCTAAAGAGTTATAATATGAACATTCCATTAATTGCTATTAAGGATGATTTATATCATGTTGTTAGGTTAATTCCTGAACACACAGGAATAGATACAAATCTATTTAAAGGATACACAAACACAACAAATGTCTTTAGAAAAGACGGAATGTTTTGGTTTGTTCGCCTAATAGAGGAAGCTCAAATAGTAGAAGAAAAAGAACCAGTTGTAGAAGAACCTAAGAAAAAAGGAAGACCTAGGAAGAAAAACTTGGAGGAGTAAAAAATATTTCGTATATTGACACCATATGATTACTGAAAAAGAATACACCCGTTTTATTAATGATCCTGTTATGGAACCTTATTTCATTTCAATGGATGACAACTGTATGACTGTAAATATTAAAATTACTCCTGACACTCGCTATAGCGATTCAGGTAAAGATTATAATAAAATTGTAGGTCATTATAGTAATTTAGGAAGTGCCTTAAAGTCAATCGCTAAGGACAAAGCAAATAGTAAATCATACGATTCACTACAAGAGTATATTGATGAATACAATGGTATCATCAGTCAATTTAACCAAAAATTTAATTTTTAAATTATGAAATTAGAAGCATTATACAACGCAGTTATTGTAAAACCTATGGAGGCTGAAGAAACCTCATATGGTGGGATTATTGTTCCCGATTTGGGAAATGAAAAAAACAAACTTGGAAAAGTAGTAACAGTAGGTAAAGGATATTACTCAGTAACAGGAACTTGGATTGATACCGTTATTCAAGAAGGTGATATTGTAGTATTGCCTACAATGGGTTTTTCTAAATTGGAACATGAAGGTGAAGAATATTGGATTGGTCCTGAAAATCAAGTTTTAGCAAAAGTAAATAAAGATTAATATGAGCAAAATTATAGAATTCGGCCCTGAGGCACGTAAAAAAATGATTGATGGTATCGATAAACTTGCCGATGCTGTAACAGCAACACTAGGTCCTAATGGACGTAATGTGGTTATTGCAAATGGAGGTATTCCTCAATCAACTAAAGATGGTGTTACAGTAGCTAAGTCAATTACATTAGAAGATCCAATTGAAGAATTAGGTGTTCAATTGGTTAAACAAGCAGCTATTAAAACCGCTGAAAATGCTGGTGATGGAACTACAACATCAACTTTATTAGCTCGTGAGATGGCTAAACAAGGTCTTAAGTATCTTAATAATGGTGAAAATGCAGTTGAAATTAAACGTAGTATTGACAAAGCAGTAAAAGAAGTAGTTAATTATCTTCACGATAATATTAAAGAAGATATTTCATCTGAATCCCAACTTAAACAAATTGCTACTATTTCAGCTAATAATGATCCGGAAGTAGGTGAATTGATTGCTACAGCAATGGAAAAAGTAGGTCGTGAAGGTGTTGTGTTTATTGAAGAATCTAAAAATGGTGAAACATACCTCGAAACAGTAGAGGGTATGCAGTTTGATAGAGGTTACAAATCACCGTATTTTGTAACTGATAATAATACTATGAGTACTACTATCAATGATCCTTATATTTTAATTGCTGATAAGAAGTTTACTACTGTAAAAGAATTGTTGCCTATTTTAGAAGCAGTATCTAATCAAAACAAACCTTTGGTTATTATTGCTGAGGACGTTGATGGTGAAGCGCTTGCTACTTTGATTGTAAACAAAGCTCGTGGTATTTTGAAAACAGTTGCTATTAAAGCTCCCGATTTCGGAGATCGTCGTAAATTGTTGCTTGAAGATATTGCTATCATGACAGGTGGACAAGTATTTAGTGCTGAAAAAGGTATGAAACTTGATAAATTTAGTTGGGATTGGTTTGGTCAAGCACGTGTTGTTACCGTAAATAAAGAACAAACAACTATTGTTGATGGTAATGGCGATTCAGATAAAATCACAAACCGTATTGAAGAACTACAAACACAAATTGATAAAGCACAATCTCCTTATGAACGTGAAAAATTGCAAGAACGTTTAGCTAAATTTGTTGGTGGTGTAGCAATTGTTCATGTAGGTGGATTTACTGAATCAGAAATGAAAGAAAAGAAAGACCGTGTTGATGATGCTTTACAAGCAACTAAAGCTGCTTTAGAAGAAGGTATTGTACCTGGTGGTGGAATGGCTTTATTGCACGCTCGAAACGGAATTACTAATATTAATAGTATTGGTGGTAGAATTGTTTACAATGCATGTGCTGAACCATTTAAGAAAATTTTATCTAATGCTGGTTATGAATTAGAAGACATTTACAATGCTTTATCAGGTGCTACTGGAGGTGATTATTGGAATGGATTTAATTTGTTTAATGAAGATTTCTGTGATATGAGAGAAATTGGTGTTATTGATCCTTCTAAAGTAACTCGTACTGCACTTGAAAATGCTGCTTCAGTAGCAGGTACTATTTTATTAACAGAAGCTGTTGTAGTTGACAAGCCCGAAGAAAACAAGAATGATGATGGGCTTGGAGGTATGATGGGGATGATGTAAATTTAAATTACAAAATATTTATGCGGGATGCAGTAGGTCTTATAGGCAAAATAGTTCAAATTAAGGGAATCAATTATGTAATTAAAGATTTCTATTTTGTGCCTGATAATCCCCATTCTCTATATGTGGGATTACAAATGTCAAATTATGTGACGGTTAATTATAGATTCAAAGACCTACTGCCTTACCTGATTGAACAAATAAAGTTATGAGCAAAACAGAAATACAAGAAAAATTAATTGAAATCGCTTATCGTGTACCACCAGGTGATAACTGGAAGGTAGTTAATGTTAATGAGGTTCAAAAATCCATAACAGATGCTTTAGAAGCTTGGTTTCAAATATCAGGAATTAAACCTAAATCCTTCAAAATAGGTTTGGAAGAGGGTAAATTATATGCTGTATTAAACACAGAAGTAGAAATTAAAGAACCAGAACCTAAACGTTATAATATATATGGCGACTACTAAACAACATACCTTATGGGTTGAAAAATATCGTTCTCAAGATCTTTCTACATATGTAGGAAATGAACAAATTAAAGGTACTATCTCGAAGTATCTCGAACAGAATGATATTCAAAATTTTATTTTCTACGGTCCTGCTGGTACCGGCAAAACTACTCTTGCTAAACTTATTGTTAATAACCTTAATTGCGACTATCTCTATATTAATGCTTCCGATGAACGTGGTATTGATACTATTAGGGATAAGGTCCAGGGTTTCTCGTCGGTTGCTTCGTTTAAACCCCTTAAAGTTGTTATCTTGGATGAAGCAGATTTTCTTACAATCCAAGCACAAGCATCATTAAGAAACATTATTGAAACATTTGCTCGTACTACAAGATTTATATTGACTTGTAATTATATTGAGCGCATTATTGATCCTCTTCAATCCCGTTGTCAGGTACTAAAAATTGTACCCCCATCGAAACAAGAAATTGCCTATCATATTATAGACATTCTTAAAGAAGAAAATGTTGGGATGGAAGCTAATGATTTAAAACTAGTTGTTAATCAATTTTATCCTGATTTACGTAAAATGCTCAACACATTACAAATGGGTGTAACAGGCGACGAAGTTGTTGTTGATAAAAGTATATTAGTGTCTAGTAATTATAAAAATCAAGTGCTCATGGAATTATGCAAACCAAACTCTAAATCGTTTAATAACATTAGACAGATTATTGCTGATTCGGGTGTTAGTGATTTTGAGGATCTATTTAGATTTTTATTTGATAATGTAGATAAGTATGCTCCTACTAATATGGGCGAAGTAATTATTTATATTGAAGAATATCAGTACCATGCTAATTTTAGAATAGATAAAGAAATAAACGCAATGGCTCTGCTTTCTAGAATTTTATCAACAATTGGAAAAAAAGTTATATAATATGAAAAATAATCAAATGAACATTAATCTTGATTTGTCAAAGACAACATCAGTAGAAACCCCTTCAGGAGGTAAAATTTGGAGTCAAGGAGTTATCCTTCGTAAAGTCTCTCGTTTTGTAGTAGGTGCTGATGAAGATGCTCTTATTCCTATTCCTGTATTTTATGATGTAGAAAGTGGAGAGATTCTAATTGAAACTTTACCTAAGGAATTGAGAAAAGAATACGGCGGTGACGATATTTGATTGGTTAAAAGAAATTACTACTAACAAAACGTCCTGGGCTTCTTTTACAGAGGATCAGCGAGAATCATTCAATTCTTACATGGTTCATAGATTTGTAAGTATGTATGAAGGATACACTGAGGTCGCAAATTATGGCCAAAGAATCCCTTATCCTGATAAAGAAAAAACTTACAAATACTACTGCTCCATGTTACCTAAAAAGAATGTTTTCCTCAAGTACATTAAGTCTTCTAAAAAGAAGCCTAGTAATTCACTACTACAACACGTAGCTGACTTTTATACAATCTCATTAGGTGAGGCGGAGGATTATTTGTATATTCTTAAAAAAGAAGGAATAGAACACATTCTTGAAAAATCAGGTGTAGATGAAAAAGAAATTAAAAAGTTATTAAAAGAAGTTAAATGACAAAAAACAGCGATTTAGGTTTTAGAGGGGAACACCCTACAACTCGAACAGTTATTAAAACAGACTCAGTAGTAGACACTATTGTAGATAGTTTCATTTCAAGAGCATCTCAAGGTAAAGCTAAGTATGGACATACCCTTGATAGACAAGATTTGTCAGTATTAGACTGGATTAATCATGCTCAACAAGAACTACAAGATGGTATCTTGTATCTTGAAAAATTAAAGCAAACCTTAGGTGGCTAAGAAGAAAAAAATACCTGCTATTGTAAAACAAATACAAAAGCAACCTGTTAAGGAAGTTAACTATGCGTTTCATAAATCGATTTCGTATAGTCAACTTTCTATGTACACTAACTGTCCACACAAATGGTCTTTACAATATAAAGACGGTCATTACACGTCTGAGTCATCGATTCACATGACGTTTGGGACGGCGTTACACGAAACATTACAACATTATATAACAACTATATACGAGATAAGTGGTGCTGAAGCTGACCGGATTGATTTAGATACTTATTTTGAGGAACGTTTTAGGGAAACATACTTAAAAGATTATAAGTCAAATAAAAAAGTTCACTTTAGTGATCCTGTTCAAATGAAAGAATTTTTTGATGATGGTTTAGAAATTATAAAAACTGTAAAGAAAAACAGAGGTGGGTTGTTTAGTAAAAGAGGATGGTTTTTGATTGGATGTGAAATTCCTATCGTTTTAACTCCATTACCTGAGTTTAATAATGTTTTATATAAAGGTTATTTAGACGTTGTTTTATATCATGAACCAACTAACACTTTTAAAATTCTAGATATTAAAACATCTACTAAGGGTTGGAGTGATTATGAAAAAAAAGATGAAACAAAACAATTTCAATTAATACTTTATAAACACTTCTTTGCTAAACAATTTGGAGTAGAGGTAGATAAAATTGATATTGAATTCTTTATTGTTAAACGTAAAATATGGGTAGAATCCCCATACCCCGTTTCCAGAATACAAGAATTTGTACCTGCAAGTGGGAAAGTAAAATTAAATAAAGCAGTAAATGCTGTAACAAGTTTTATAGAAGGTGTATTTAACACAGATGGTTCTTATAAAGATATAGTTCATGAACCAAATCCTACCCTTAGTAATTGTAAATACTGTCCTTTTAGAAATAATAAAGAACTTTGTAGTAGTGGTATTTCTTAAAGAATCCTAATATATTTATATACGATATTAAAAATAAAAGCTATGACAAATAAAAAGGATATGACATTAACCTCTGTAAAAGTACAGAGTGAGTTATTTGAAAATTTTAAAATTGCTTGTGTTAAATACAAATTTTCTCTACAAAAACTTGCCGACCGCACTATTCATTTGTATCTTACAGATGAAGATTTTAGAAAAAAAGTACATTCACACAACAATTTAGAAGTTAAAGATTAAAATTAAAGTTACATGAAAGATAAATTTGGTTATTTGCCTCCTGAAAAGAGGAAGAAGGTTATGCTTATCTGTGATGACATTAGAGTTCATTCAGGTATTGCTACTGTCGCTAGAGAAATTGTGTTACACACAGCACAACATTTTAATTGGGTAAATATTGCTGGAGCTGTTACTCATCCTGAAAAAGGTAGAAAATTAGATCTATCTGAAGATACTAATAAAAATTCAGGACTTACAGATTCATCAGTAGTATGTTATCCAGTAGATGGATATGGAGATCCAACACTTATTAGACAATTAATTCAGATTGAAAAACCTGATGCTATTATGTTAGTTACAGATCCTCGATATTTCGTTTGGTTGTTTGCTATTGAAAATGAAATTCGTAAACAAATTCCTATCACTTACTTAAATATTTGGGATGACTATCCAGCACCATTATATAATAAACCATATTATGAAGCCTGTGATTTGTTGATGGGCATTTCAAAACAAACAGTAAATATTAATAGAATTGTATTAGGAGATGTAGCTAAAAATAGGATTTTAAAATATATTCCTCATGGATTAAATGATAAAATATTTAGACCTATTAAAGAAACAGATAAAGAATACGCGGATGTGGTTTCATTAAAAAAACAAATCTTTGGTAAGTCACAACCTGAATTTATTGTTTTCTTTAACTCAAGAAACATTCGTCGCAAACAAATTCCAGACGCATTAATGGCTTTTAGACTATTTTTAGATAAATTACCTAAAGAAAAAGCTAAAAAATGTAAAATGTTGCTTCACACTGAACACGTAAGTGAGCATGGTACTGATTTGCCTGCGGTTATTGATTTGTTTTTTGAAGATGAATATAAAAATAATGTAGTCTTTACTAACATGAGAGCTAGTGCTTATGAAATGAGTTTATTGTATAATATGTCTGATGCTCAAATTTTATTAACATCAAACGAAGGATGGGGATTAAGTTTAACAGAAGCTATGTTGTGTGGTTTGCCTATTATTGCAAATGTAACAGGTGGTATGCAAGATCAAATGCGTTTTGAATTTGAAGACGGTACTTGGATTGATTTTGATGAAAACTTTCCTTCAAACCATAGAGGCACTTATAAAAAACATGGTGAATGGGCATTTCCAGTATATCCAACCTCACGTTCAATTGTAGGTTCTCCTCCAACACCTTATATTTTTGATGATAGATGTGAAGCGGAAGATGCAACTGAATGTATTTTAGAAATTTACAATATGAGTAAAGAAGATCGTAAAGCAAAAGGTTTAAAAGGTAGAGAATGGGCTGTAAGTGATGAAGCGGGATTCACATCTGAACATCAAGCTAAACGTGTTATTGAAGCATTTGATGAATTATTTAATACATGGACTCCTAGAGAAAAATTTGAATTTATTAAAGCTACTGACTATCCTAAAAGAACATTAAAACATAAATTAATCTATTAATGAAACCGTTATTTATAATTAGTTGCCCTATTGACACTTACAGTGGTTATGGAGCTCGATCTCGCGATTTAGTCAAGTCAATTATTGAACTTGATAAGTACGATGTAAAAGTTATGTCCCAACGTTGGGGAGAAACACCTTGGGGATTTATCAATGATAATCCTGAATGGAAATTTCTTGAAAAACATATTTTAACATCTCCACAATTACCTAAACAACCTGAAATTTGGGCTCAAGTAACTGTGCCTAATGAATTTCAACCTATTGGAAAATACAATATTGGCTTCACAGCAGGTATTGAAACTACAGTTGCTATTCCTGAATGGATTGAAGGATGTAATAGGATGGATTTGAATATTGTTTCTTCTAAACATTCTTTAGATGTATTTAAAAACAGCCAATTTGAAAAAGTAAACGAACAAACAAAACAAAAGGAGGGTGTTTTAAAATTAGAAAAACCTATAGAAATATTGTTTGAAGGTGCTGACTTAAGTAAGTATTTTGAAATAGCTGATGAAGATCTTCCTGATACTAACCTTATAACAACATTAGATAACATGCCTGAATCATTTGCTTATTTGTTTGTTGGTCATTGGATGCAAGGAGATATAAGTGAAGATAGAAAAAATGTTGGGTTGTTGATTAAAGCGTTTTTTGAAATATTTAAAAACAAACCTAAAAAACCAGCATTAATTTTAAAAACCTCAGGCGCTGGCTCATCTTATTTAGATAGAGAAATGATTCTACATAAAATAAGACAAATCCAAGATTCAGTTGAATATGTAAATTTACCTAATATTTACTTACTTCATGGTGAGTTTACAGATGAAGAAATGAATCACTTATATAATCATCCCAAAGTAAAAGCAATGATTAATTTGACTAAAGGTGAAGGATTTGGTAGACCATTGCTTGAGTTTAGTTTAACTAAAAAACCAATTATTGTTTCAAATTGGTCTGGACATATGGATTTTCTAAATTCAGAATTTGTTGTAGCTTTAGATGGTAAATTAACTAATGTACATCCAAGCGCAGCCAATCAGTTCTTAATTCAAGACAGTCAATGGTTTTCACCTGATCATGGTCAAGTAGGTACTTATATAAAAGAAGTATATGAAAATTATAAAAAATATACTGATGGTGCTAAACGTCAAGCATATAGAAGTAAGTCTATGTTTAACTTTGATGAAATGAAAAAATTAATAGGTAATTATCTTGAACAATATATTCCTGAATTTCCTAAACAGGTTCAAATAAAATTACCATCAGTAAACAAAATAAATTTACCTAAAAAACCTGAATTAAAAAATGGACAATTTAGTAATTTGTGATCGTTGCGGGTCTGATGCTTGTTATGTTGATGAAGTAAATCAAGACATTAAAACTTATTTTTGTTATGGATGTGGTTTTCAAACTAATTCATTAATGAAAGAAGGTGAGAAATTTTATGAAGAGCAAATTTCAGTTCTTCCTGAATTGTATAAAGATTTAATGGTAAAAGATGATAATGGAAAAGTTTGGATGCCCTCATCAATAAACTTACCTTACCAAGGAATGATTTTTGCAAACGGCCCCTCTCCAGATAATTGGAAATGGGGGGCTGTTAAAGCAGTTCCAGTGTTAGAAGAAGAAAAAACCAAATACCCTATTCCCGGAAAAACAGGACAATATTATGATTGGAGAATGGATATGTCTACAATAAAAAATTATCCTGAACGTGATTTTATAGAGGCATTAACATATATTGGTGTTTTACCTGAAGATAAAAATGATTAATATAGCAATCACAGTTTGTAATGAACACCAGGAGTTAGAGATGTTACTTGATTATCTTCAAGAACGTGCTCTATCTCCTGGGTATGAGGTCGTAGTACAAATTGACCAAGATAACCATACTAAAGAAGTAGTAAGTGTTATTTTAGATAGAGGAATAAAACATTGGTTTTATCCTTTAGATAAAGATTTCGCTTCATATAAAAATGAATTAGCAAACCATTGTTCTGGAGAATATATCTTCCAAATCGATGCTGACGAAATACCAGCATTAGAATTACTTAATATGCTTCCAAGTATATTAGAAAGTAATCCTGAAGTGGATGTATACTTAGTTCCTCGGATTAATACTGTAAGTGGTCTCACCGAGGAACATATCCAGAAATGGAGATGGAATGTTGAAGATGATAGAATTAATTTTCCTGATTACCAATGGAGAATTTATCGTAATGATAAATCAATTAAATGGATAAATAAAGTTCATGAACGCTTAGATGGATTTAAACAATATACTGCTTTACCTCCTGAAGATGAATTTTGTTTATTACATCCAAAAACAATAGAAAAACAAGAAAAACAAAATAATTTTTACAATACGTTATGAAAAAAATATGGTATGCTCCTAATCAATTTGAATCTTATGGAGAAGAAGAGATTCAAGCTGTTGTTGAATGTTTAAGATCAGGATGGTTAGCTGGTTTTGGTCCTAAATCAATTGAATTTGAAGAAAAAATAGCAAAACACTTCGGTAAAAAATATGGTGTGTTTGTAAATTCAGGCTCTTCAGCTTGTTTACTAGCATTAGCGTGTTTAAAATTTCCAAAAGGTACTAAAATTATTACTCCCGCATGTACATTCTCAACAACACTAGCCCCAATTATCCAATTAGGATTAGTTCCAGTATTTGTAGATGTAGATTTAAATACTTATGTAGTTAATGTTGAAGAAGTATTAGCCGCTGTTACTGATGATGTAAAAGCACTTATGATTCCTAATCTAATTGGTAATAAACCAGATTGGAAAGCAATTAAAGAAGGTTTAATTAATATAGGTCGTGAAGATATTATTATTATTGAAGACTCAGCTGATACTGTGACTAATACTCCTGAAACAGATATCGCAACTACTAGTTTTTATGCCTCACATGTTATTACAGCTGGTGGTGCAGGTGGAATGGTAATGGTAAATGATATTAAATTAAGAGATATTATTCTACAATTCAGAGATTGGGGTCGTATGGGAGACAATTCAGAAATTATGGCTGACCGCTTTAATCATGTTGTTGATGGTATTCCTTATGATCATAAGTTTTTATATGATGTTTTAGGTTATAACTTTAAATCATCTGAAATGAATGCTGCTTTTGGTTTAGTTCAATTAGAACGTTTTAAACAATTTGAAGGTATTAGAAGAGCAAATATTGAAAGATATTTAGAAAATCTTAAAGATGTTGAAGAAATCATTTTACCTAATGATTCCATTAAACCAAATTGGTTAGCTATTCCTTTACAAACAGAAAAACGTTACGAATTGCTTAATTTCTTAGAAGACAATAATGTGCAGACCCGTGTTACATTCGCTGGTAATGTTACTCGCCATCCAGTATACAGAGAATACCTACAAGAATTCAAACACTCAGATATTATTATGAAAAATGGATTCTTGTTAGGTGCCCATCATGGAATGACTATTGAGGATGTAGATTATGTTTGTGATAAAATTAAAGAATTTTTTACAAAATGAAAGTAGTTTATGTTACGGGTTGCTTAGGATTCATTGGATCCTATGTAACCCGCAAATGTCTTGAAAAAGGATGGTATGTAAGAGGTATAGATAAAATTACATACGCGGCTAACATTGATTTGTTAGATGAATTTTTTAGTTATCAAAATTTTATTTTTGAAGAGAAAGATATAAATGAGCTTGATTTTATATATGATTGTGATTATATAATTAATACAGCTGCTGAAACTCATGTTGGTAATAGTATAGTTCAATCTGATGAATTTATACATTCTAATGTAAATGGTGTTCATCATCTTTTAGAATTAATTAAAAACTTTAGACAAGAAGGTAAAGATAAACCAACCTTGATTCATTTTAGTACAGATGAGGTTTATGGTGATATTGAAAATGGAGCACATACTGAAACAGATTTATTAAAACCATCAAACCCATACTCAGCTACTAAAGCAGCCGCAGATCAATTAGTGTTAGCATGGGGTCGTACTTATAATTTACCTTATATTATTGTTAGACCAACTAATAACTATGGAATTGGTCAATATGTTGAAAAATTAATTCCAAAAACATTAAAATACCTTAAATTAGGTCGTAAAATTCCATTACATAATAATGGTTCTCCTATTCGTACTTGGTTACATGCTGGTGATACTGCAGAAGCAATTATATCAATTATCGAATCAGGTAACACAAATGAAATATATAATATCTCAGGTGGATTTGAACAATCTAATTTAATGACTGTATCTCAAATTATTAGTTTATATTATCCTAATACAGATAAAGCTTTAGAATATTATTGTAATTTTGAATTTAATAGAGATGGTCAAGATGTTAGATATTCTTTAGATGATTCTAAATTAAGAGCATTAGGTTGGAAACCGAAGCGTGTATTTCAAAATGAATTACCTTATATTGTAGATTATTATAAAGATAAATTTATATGGTAATATTAAAAAACGGACGAGGTCAATTAGGAGATGAATTAATCAAAGCTAATCTCCAATGTAACCAAGATGTTTATATTTATCATACTTGGGAAGTAAACGATAAACATCCTAAGGCCCAAAACGATTCACTTAATAGATTTAAATATTTTGTAGATGAACATCAGTCTAGTAGAATTATTTTTATATCTACAACTTCTGAAAATGAAACTCAATATGTTTTATCTAAACATATGGCTGAAGCTTATTTAATAAATAAAACATCTAATGGATTTGTTTTAAGAGTACCTATGTTTATAGGACCAAGAGTTATATCTAATTTTAAAGATGATTCTAAAAAACCTTATGGTACTATGGAATTAATCCACACTAGAGATGTAGTTGAAAAAATAAAAGAGTTACTTAATTATGATGGGGTAAAAAGATTTCATACATTACATGGTGAAAAAATATCAGCACAATTAATTTACGACTTAGTTAGAATATAATGGTTACAAAAATCACTTACCACATGATGCCTTGGGAGATTGACTATGCGTTAATGTCATTTACCCAATTTAAAAAATCTAAATATTATTTAGACCCCAATGATAGAGTTAAAATAGATACGTTTCTTAACTTATCTAATTACATAATTGATTGGGATAATAGCAAATTACCAAAAGAGTTCTTTATTCAAAAATATAAGGACTTACAAAATTTACTTTGTGATTATGAACATACACCTTTTATTTATGAAGGTGATGAGTGTTGGGGTATCTTAGATAAGCAAAGAATGGCTTATGATAAAGAAGTAGATTATTATATGGAACTATGCCCTGATATGTACTTCCAGGAAACATTAATAGCATCTTTAATTGAGGCTGCTAAATCAGTTCCTAATAAATATTTTGTTATCACACCACAACTATATAAAATGTGGGATCACACCTGGGATGTGTTAGTTGATAATCAATATTTAGCAATACCTTATGACCAATGGGATAAAGCTGATCTATTTGATATTAGATGGGATTTAAAATCTCAACAGCCTGATATGTCTTTAAGACCAATTAATGTTAGTAAATGGGCTAATTGGTTTGACTTATATAATAAAGCATTTTATGAAGAAATGGTTCCAGTTCATGATGATTGGCATGGTTATGGTCCAGGTGATACTTACGGGATGATAGTTTCAGAGTATGCTAAATCAAAAGGAGTTGATTTTCAACAGTATGTTTTAGAAGGACAAACAATATTTGAATACCCAATTGGACCTTTAAAACAAAGAAATTTTACAAGTGCTTATAGAGATCTAATTGTTACTCGAGATGTGCCTAATCAAAGACAAGTGTTTGAAGCTAAATTTAATGAGTATGTAAACAAAGGTGTTCAAATGTTGATTGATAAAAAAATTATATGTTAAAAATATTCTCCAACTTCAGATCTTTAGAAGATCCATTATATAATAGATTTAAAGCTAGATGTGCTGATAAACTTATAACTTTGTTTTATGATTATATTCCTAAGTCTATACAAGATTTAGAACATAATCCTTATAATTTTTTATTGTTGCATGAACCAAATGAATTTTTTGGAATGCATACTTGGGCTAAAAATAACCATCATTATTTTACAGCTATATTAACTTGGAATGAAGAATTATTAAATGAAGTACCAAACGCTATTTTATTCAATCACAACGCTAGGAATACTAGCGATGAATATGTTGAATCATTCCGAAACATACTAGATAAAAAGTTTGAAGTTAGTTTTCTAGCAGGAGCTAAAACATTAGTAGAAGGTCATATCTTAAGACAAGAAATATTTAAATTAGGAGACCAAATAACAATTCCTAAAAAATGGTATCATACACTTCCTGATTTTAATCAAGATGATTTTAATAAAGGAGGAATTGGTAGACCTGCTACTGCTTGGGAAGGCAAAACAATCTGTTATAATGAACCTATGTTTCATGTGGCTGTTGAAAATGTCAAAGCAAATAATTGGTATACAGAAAAAATAGGAGAAGCATTTTCAACTAAAACATTACCTATCTATTGGGGTTGTCCTAATATAGGAGATTTTTATGATTCAAGAGGAATTATTACCTTTGAATCAAAAGATGAATTAGTTGACATTGTTAATAATTTAACTCCAGAATTATATTATGAAATGAAACCATACATAGACCATAATTATGAGGTAGCGTTTCATGATAATTTTGAATATAAACTTGATAATTTCTTTAAAGAATTAATAGAACTTAATAACCTTTAGGGAATAATTATATATTTATATCAAATAATTAGTTTTAATAGAATATGAAAAAAGTTTTAATAACAGGAGGAGCTGGTTACCTTGGTTCCGTTTTAACAGAAGTATTATTAGGTAAA